TGATGGATATCCTGATGGAATCAGTGTTATTGAAAATGAAAAATCTGATGTTGAAACTTCGCGTGAAGTAATGATTAACTTTGAAGGTAAAATGATACGTGGAAACGGTGCTCGTGAGATTTATAAAGAAACTCTTATAAGACTTAAAGAATTAACTGGTGCAACTCTTATGGGTTTCCACCTTGCGTATGATGCATCTACTTTCGGACAAGGATATATGAACGTTAATGAGGATAGAGATTTTCCTGATGTCATAAAAGATTGGAGAAAGAAGAGTTTTGCTGCTTGGAAAGATGTTGTTGGTTACGATGATTATTTCATAATTAAAATCAACAGGTCTGCAAGGTTTGACTCTGATACTTTTGAACCTAAAAAAGCTGATACTATTAATGATCTTAAACGTGAGTTCAAGAAGTTTGCGAAGACTAAAAAAGGTAACAAGCAATTAATTGCCAGGATTACTGACGCGGTTGCAGCATGAAGAAATTAATTTGTCTTTTTGCTCTAGCTGCTCTTAATTCTCAAGCGGATGTTGTAAAGAATTATTCTTGGCTTGGAAATGTTTATGAAGCATCATCTACTAATGTTGTAGCTAAAACGATTAGTCCATTAAGAGATGATGTTATTCAATTTGATTTGATTAGTTCCGATTGCCTATGGGGCGTTGGCGGAGGAGGACACGCAGATGATTGTGATAAAAATTATACTGTCGATCATCCTGGAGATGTCTTCCGATCTCAGATTAGACTTGAAAAACCATTTAAACAAAATGTCGACCGAGAATTTTCTTTTAGTTTTAAAGATATAAGTGAAGACGATGGACTTGGATATAAAGCTATTGGCATTACTATCTTTGAACTCTATCCTAAATGGATAGCGTCAGATCCATTAGGACAAGGACCTACTCATCACATTTGGTATGATCCTAAATCCAAAAATATATTCGCTGATAGTAATTGGCAAATATATAAATGCGGTGCATGTAACAATATCCCTGGACATATTTTAAGTAAGATGACAGATGGTTGGAATACATTTGTCATACAAACAAATCAAACATCAAAAGACAACGGCTATTTAAAAATTATCCATAATGGAAATGTAATAGTTGATCTTAAAGGTAAGACCTCATACGATGCACCACAAGGATATCAAGCTTGGTGGGGAGCATACGTATGTTGTAGCTTTACAAAAAAAGGTGAACCGAACCACAGATTTCTTTTTAAAGACATACTCTCGTTTCACCAGAAACCTTATCAACCTAAAATAAGTTTATAAAAGTATGTACTTTAAGCTTTTATGTGGTATAATAGTACCATAATGAAAAAGGAATTATATGAAATTTAATGAATTGAAAAACATTCAACAGTTGACAGACTATGTTGAGAGTACTTACTCTAAGCATTATGCATCTGCGAATGGTGTACAAAGTATGGATCTAATCTCAGCTTCTGGCTTAGGATTAGATTTTTGTCTTGGCAATGTATTAAAATATGCGTCAAGGTATGGTAAAAAGAATGGAGCTAATCGTGAAGATCTAATGAAGATCATGCATTATACACTCCTAGCAATTAATGAACATGACTTAAAGGAGTCCAGTAATGAAATTTAGTAATGAAATAAAAGATGTATTGAGTAATTTTCAAACGATCAATAGCAACATTGCTCTCGGTGAAGAAGGTGGAATGATTCGTTCAATGTCTACTTCTAAAACACTCATGGCAAAAGCTAACGTACAACCCGAAGCGCCATACGAATGGCCTTATGCATTTGGCATTTATGACTTAGGTGAATTCTTAGCATGTCTTAATATGTTTGAAGATCCTACTCTCAACTTTGATGAAGATAAAAAGTTTGTTACAATCACAGATGGTATTACACAATTCAAATACTTCTTCTCTGATATTGACATTCTAACTGTTCCTACGAAAGATATTGATTTGCCATGTGCTGATATTCAATTTACTCTTACGTTAGACCAGTTAAACCAGTTGCGTAAAGCTTCTGCTACTCTTAAAACAAACCAATTAAGTATTCGTAAAAACGATAGTGCGGCATTTATTGAATGTGTTATTGTTGATAAACAGAATCCAACTTCAAATCAATTCTCTATGAACGTCTCAAACTGTAGTATAAATACTTCTGCAGACTTTGATTTGGTTCTTGATATGAATAATTTTAAATTCGTTAATGCTGACTCGTATGAGTTTGGTATTGACAAGAAGCTTATCGCTTCTGTAATGGCTGGCAACACACAATATTGGGTTGCTCTTGATAAAACAACGACATATAAGGAGATATAAATGGCAAAGGAAGTTGTTAAAGATGGTTTAGTTGAACAACCTACAACCGAGGCACCAGTGGAAACAGTAGAAACTCCCGCTGAGCCGCAGATTCATACTATTAGTTTAGGTGATCTAAATGCTGTTATTCGAATCATTGATGTTGTCACTAAACGTGGTGCAATCAATGGGGACGAGTTAGCTGATGTTGGTGCAGTACGTAATAGAATTCAAGCATTCATTACAGCATCTACTCCAGCGGTTGAAGAAAAACCAGCTGAGTAAGTATGTACAATTAGTAAAAGCATGGTATAATAGTACCATGCAAAATTATATTATGAGGTCAATGTGAAAGAATTTCTATTTGTAGAAAAGTATAGACCACAAACCATATCGGATTGCATTCTCCCTAAAGGACTCAAAGATACCTTTGAACAAATTGTCCAAAAGGGGGAACTTCCGAATATGATGTTTACAGGTTCTGCTGGCATAGGTAAAACTACTGTTGCCAGAGCATTATGTAATGAATTAGATCTTGACTATATGATGATTAATGGTTCCGAAGATGGAAACATTGATACCCTTCGTGGTAAGATTAAACAGTTTGCAAGTACTGTATCATTGCATGGTGGACAGAAAGTTGTTATCCTCGATGAGGCTGATTACTTAAATCCTCAATCTACACAACCTGCATTACGTGGGTTCATTGAAGAGTTCTCTTCGAATTGTAGATTTATATTAACTTGTAATTTTAAGAATCGTATAATAGATCCTCTCCATTCGAGATGTTCTATATATGAATTTAATTATTCTGCTGAATCAGAATCATTAGCTGGAGCATTTATGCAAAGGCTTCAATTCATTCTTGACTCAGAGAGTATTATATATGATAATCAGGTTATTGCAGAACTGATTATGAAATACATACCAGACTGGCGACGTGTCTTAAATGAGTGTCAAAGATATGGTATGAGTGGTCATATCGATACTGGCATTCTTGTTACTCTATCTGAGGCAAGTATAAGCTCATTGATGACAGACCTCAAAGCAAAGAACTTTAAGAAGATGCGTAGATGGGTTACTGATAACATTGACGTAGAATCTGCAAAGTTGTTTAGAATGGTTTATGACAATATGTCAAGCTATGTGCAACCACAGAGTATTCCTCAATTGGTTCTCATACTTGCTGACTATTCATATAAGGATAGTTTTGTTGCAGATCATGAATTAAACGTAGTGGCATGTATGACAGAAATAATGTCACAAATTAAATTTAAATAGGAGATAGCTATGGTAGCACAATTAGCAGACTACGCATCAATTATTATGGCATTAGCTATAGTTAATATTGTATGGCAATTAGACAAGGCAAGTAAAATGATTTCTAGTATGAATAGATTTTTACACGACAACTCAACGGATGGTCCAAATGCCTAAATACTTATACGAAAATATAAAAGAGTTCTTACGTGATGAGATCATTGAAGTACACTTTACTAAAAAGAATGGCGATGACCGTATAATGAAATGTACACTTATGGCTGAACAGATCCCTGTCGAGTTCGCGCCGAAAAATATAGGTAATCCACCAGATGAAGAGAACCAAAGCTATATGAATGTCTTTGATGTTGAAGCTCAAGGGTGGAGATCATTTATTCTTGATAATGTTAAATACATAAAGACTAACCTATGACTAATGAAACGAAAGTCATAGACTTCTTCACTGGTCAACCATATACTAAACAAAAATTCGAAAGACATCCAACCTCTGGTGTAGTATTAGGTCAAAGGATTATTGATGAGATTGTTAAACTTAATGTCAATCCATTAGTCATCGATGCTGGTTGTGGCATTAATCCATTCAAAGATATGTTTGATAATATTATTGGATTTGATGCAGCGCCATACCCTGAAGCAGATTTTCAAGCAACCTTCCATCAAGCACATCACATATTCAATAGAGAATTTGCTGATGTTGTTATGGCATTAGGATCGTGTAACTTCGGTACACTAGAAGATAATCTATATTACTTTGATTACTTTATGCAATGGCTAAAACCTGGCGGGTTATGTGCAGTCAGAGTTCACATTGACAGAAAACCAGAAGCACACCACAATGACATAACTTATGTGCCGTGGACATTAGACATGGCAGATCAATGTGCACACAAATGGTTTAAGAATTATTTTGATGTTGTTGAAATGCATATTGAAACAATGAACACACCCCCTTATTCAAAATTAGCAGTATGGATCTGGAAGAAAAAACAACACGTAGGAGCAACGCGTAATTGAATCCATTTGCATTAATCACATCAATATCAAATTCAAAGATTGATATACTAGAAAATGAGAAAGACTATAATGCTTTTATGGTAAACCGTGGTCTATCTTACTTCCCTGACACTGTCATATACGCTAATGAAATGAACAAATTTCATCATCTGGATGGCCGCCTGCAGTTCGACTTTCTTATAAATACTATTAGAAAACGTAATCGTTTTTCCAAGTGGAATAAGTCTAATGAATCTGAGGACATTAATGCTATCAAAATATATTATGGATACAGTAATGAAAAGGCTCACGATGTTCTTCCGCTTTTAAGTAAGGCAAATTTGAATACTATAAAGGGAAGAATATTTCATGGCGGAACACAAAGATAGTTTAGTCAATTGGACACCAGATATGATGTTAGAAGTTACTCTAGCTGAACCTGATGACTTCTTAAAAATCAGGGAAACATTAACTCGTATGGGTGTAGCATCCAAACGAGACTCTCAATTATTTCAATCATGTCATATCTTGCACAAGCAAGGTAGATATTTTATAACTCATTTTAAAGAGTTATTCTTATTAGATGGTAAGCCATCAAACCTAACAGAGAATGATATTCACAGACGTAATACAATTGTTACACTCATGTCTGATTGGGGATTATTAGAGACTGTTAAACCTATTGGAGAAACTGCTCCATTAAACCAAATTAAAATTATATCGCATAAAGAAAAAGGCGATTGGGAATTATGTCCCAAATACAATATAGGTATTAAATGAAAAACTGGTAAATAAAGTTATATTATGATTACACATTTATTATTAGGGACCATGTTTGGTCTCGTCATTGGATTATTACCCGCTGCTGGGGCCACGACAGGTCTTGTCATTCTATTTGGCTTCATGCATCTCTTCTCAGATCCTTATCTTGGCGTTGTCTTTTGTATGGCAGTAGTCGCAGCATCCAC